GATCAATCTTATTACCATCAAGATCTTCCCCAAGGATCTGTGCTGTAAAAGAACTATTATTAATTGTTCCAGTATATGTTCCATCTTCTACATGAAATCCATATAAAAGACCTTTGGTTGGTTTATCGTTTGTTATATTATTATCACCTGGAACTTCAATGAATTGCTCTGTATTGAAATCATTGGTTGTTGGGGTGATGGAACCGATATATGACCATACATAATTATCTGACATTTCTTCCCATCCATAAGTTATATTACTTGAAATAGGATTTACGGTTGAGACTCCAGCTTTATTTTGCACGTCATCCCAACCATTCTTTAAACATAAATAAATCTTTTGATCCGAAATAACATATGATGGATATATAATATCTCCGCCTTCAGTTGTGCTATTAAAATTATCAATGTCGGCCGGATCATATGCTTTATATCTACGACCTGTGGCCCATGCATTCCTAGGCACAATACTCTTTGCTGTACTGTGGTTAGCATTTGTATTAATGCGAATAAGACCGATAAGATTTCTTAAAACATCCCTATTCTCCGTCTCTGTATTAGATGGAATAGCGGGGGCTTCTTCATCGGGCCAACTATCGGATTTACCAAATCCCACAAAATAGTTGTCCGCACCCACTGTAGTATCAGTCAATTTATTGACCCACTCTTGTGCGTTTTCTTTTCTAAAATTATTTGTTACTATTGCTGCCATGTTTTTATTTATATAAGTTTAAGATGCGATAAATGTTAGATTTGAAATCAATATCTGATCATTCCCATAAAATATTTCGTCTCCAACATCTTGACTTGTTATATTATATTTTCCACCACTACAAGTCTGTTTGATTCTGATTACGTAAGTCGATTCTGTGGGAATAGGTTCAACACCAGAGATTGTAACATCATGCCATTGACCATTTCTAGGTAAAGAAAACCCATCTGTTCTAGATGACCATAAAAGTGCACCATCAGAATTATTACTCCATAGATCTTCAGGCACGTCATCAACTGTATCATAAAAATTATAAACTGAAGTCTTCAACATATGAATCTCTAAGAGGTCAGAAGCTTTTTCTTCCATTTCTCCCCAACTTATACTATTTGCAAAATTAATCGAGAACTTAATATCACCCCCTGGGCCGTTGCCCGATATATCATAACTCTTACTGATAACTGTTCTGGTTATATTATCATTAGGATTATCAAACCCTTGATTGAATGCTAATATTTTTGTAAATTCTCCAATTTGATTAGTCGTCGGAACATCATTATAATATAAATTATCATTAGTATTATTTCTACGATATCTACTCTTCATTGTTGAGATACTAACAACTTCAACTCCAGTCTTGTGGTTTATTGTTCCTAACGCACTGAAATTTAATATAGCGTTTGGAATCCAAAAACTAATAAAAGAGGAAATATTTGAAAACTCCATCTGCTTCTTCAATTCATTTTGAGCATCTACTGCATCAGAGATTTTAATATCTGAATAGTCACCATTTACTCCGAAGTCATCAAATTTAAGATTTTCATAATTTACTCTGGTTCTTTCATAATGATTTTCTTCTGAAACATGAGTAAGAATTAAAACCATCAAGACCGCATGAATGAATTCTTTTTCTGCTGGTCTATAATCAATCTCTGTAAGAAGTTTAAGAATTCTGAATCCTTGTGATAACCATCCAGGTTGAAACAATGGTGTATGATAACCAACAACGGCCGGAAACATATCTCTTATCCATGACAAATCCTTTTCTGGATCATCCGTTGTATATAATCTTGTACCTTCGGTTACGAGATAGTTATTATCTTGTAATGTAACTTTACCTGCAGGTCCGAGCCAATTATTTTCAGCAATTAACTGAATGACAATAGAAGAGAATAATTTTAATCCTGCTGGATGCACAAGACCATAAAAGTTATCTAGCCAATACGAAGTATCAAGAGGTGCTTTAATCTCGTAAGAAAACCTTTGCCAATAATCTCCATCGTGTAATCGGCTAATATCATTAGTATAACTATTGACATCTCCAGTAGATAACTCAAAAAGTCTTTCCTTTGGATAAAATATCTCAACAACTTCGTTAAAGAATATCTTGAAGAATGCGTGAATACTCTCTTCAGAACCTCTCATCTTATAATACTTCACTATCTTCTTATATAAAGAAACTTTATCGATTGTGTCGGTCTTTGGAACTATATTAGCGATCTCTTTTTGAATAGCATCAATATATTCACCCGAAGCTCTATCAATATCCTGTTCTGTGGTAATATCAGAAATCTGTTGGGACGGAAGACCCACATCATTAATGTATTCATAATAATCATTTATGAATTTAATAAATGTAGAAGCACCTGACCGAATATTTTCTGGAATGAGTGATTCTGAATTAATAGATTCTTGTGCGGTGGCACTAGAAGTATTTAGCGCCATTGAAACTATATCATTATTATTCGAACCTGTTACAGATTCACTAGTTGGTGTGAAATTAATCATTAATGTCTAGTAAAAGTATTATATGTAGCAGCAATGTTACCCGTTGATAATGTATCGACTTCTCCATCGATTGTTGTTAATGCTGTATCGATCGTCAATAGATTATTTCGTATCGCGGGAATATCGTTTGAAGCAGGGGAAGTAAATATTTTAATCTTCTTATTATTATCTGCAGAATTAACTGGTATGTTCGTGAAACTAATCTTTCCATCATTGATCGTTAAGCTTCCAATAGAATTATCTACCCTCACTTCTTGCTCGCCTGAAATCGTGTATGTGTAAATGTTTCTCTTATTATCTTCATTCTCGATTTTTTCATCCCCCATTCTTAACAATACTCCAGTTGGGGATAGCCATGGATCAGAACCGATTATTGATTCACCTTCAGGTTTGTCACTATAAAGTTGTAAATTAAAATCAAGAGTTTGAGATACATTTGTAGCACTTGTTAATTTTAATTTTTTATAGATAAATACTCTAACTAAAGAATTAAGAATCGAGACATTAGAATTATCAATGCTTCGAAGTAATTGAGAATGTCTAAAGACGTTTTCATATTTTTCCAATTCTTCATCACTGTAGTCTTGAATCAAATCACGAATACTGTCTTCAAGTTGACCTTCTGTTAAAGGTGTCAAATTTGGATTATATTTGAAGAAAATATTAAAATATAAATGTGTGAATTCTGGATCAACAATCTCTGGAATAATCGCTATGACCTTTTCAGAAGAAACAGCTTTCTTTATCTGTTCTCGAGTCTGATCGGAAATGGGTTCACCTTCTTCTGTGCCTGATTCTTTAATAGAGATAAAGACCTTACCATATTGTGGTGGATCATTATCCTGTCCGCCCCAAACAGAGATTGATTGGATTGATGGAAAATCTCTTAAAAGAATTGCTTTATAATCATCTGCTGTGACTGCTCTGTTTTGTGTAATGAAACTTTTTGGAGCATTAAATCTTATAGACTCTATTCCTTCTCTTGGTGCCCCACCCGATGCTCTGGACAATGTTGTGATAGAAGATGGTGCTCTTCCTTCATCTGCCCATTTAAAAACATTAGCACCATTTGCAGATTCGCCATCGGTACTAATATATTCAAGTTCAACGACATTCAGAGAATCGAGTTTAGCACCGATTATACCATTACCAAATTCAATTACGTGATTACCTTCATAATTTTCGAATGGAAAATATACTTTTGTTTCGGAATTGATATCGGTGAGTGTAGTGAATTTATTAAAAATATTAACATTCGAATCATTTAAATTCTGGTTATCATAAACCTTAACCTTCATTGTACTGATATCGGCTGTATCATCAGCCAATATGAATGATTGTACATCTGATGTTGCATCTACGTTATATCTACTTTTTCTTATTTCACCCTGTGTAAGAGCTACTTTAGGGAAAAGCCACCGACCTGTTCCATATATTTTTTGAGTTGTTGTATATGATTCAGTTGTGACAAACACATATACCGAACCATCGATATTAGCGGTAAATTTCTTTCCAGCATCGATTGAATAACTTTCTTCATTTCCTACAGATGGAAATGATAATTCAACTTCTGCGATTGGTGCGATTATACTCTTTGGTGTATAGCCAAGAAGTTTAGCTCGAGAAACAACATTCGATCTTATTTGAGCTGAATCTAAGAATGATTCATTTACAGATTGGTGCGCAAGAACTGCATTATAATGAGTATTATACGCGAGGATGTCAAGAAGGTGATTTAAACCCGAGCCCTCAAAATCCCAGTCGGAATATTCTCCACCTTCTTTATTTTTAAAATAGTTTTTAATATTTTCCTTGATCTTATCAAAATCAAGTTCTGTAACGTCGAATTGTCTCATCTTAATCTTTCTAGTGCGAAATTAATTTCTTGTCTATTGGGTGAAAATATAACATTATATTTGATAGTAATATCAAAGGCATTCCTGTCAATATCATCAGATATTGAAACTTCAACCCCATTCACTCTTGGTTCATAGTCTTTCAATACTTTCATAATATCTTCTTTCATAGAAACTATTGTGAAAGCGTCTGCTGGTTCAAAAAGATAACGAGTGACACCAGAACCAATATTAGATTGGAATGGTCTCTCTCCAAAATTAGTTAATATAAGATTTTTCACTGACTGTTTAACAGCTTCAAAATCTTTAGTTTTAGGTATGTCTTTCAGATTTGGATGTACTGCACTAAAATATAACGAAAGATCTGAATAATATTTTTCGTTAGATATTTTTAGTGTAGATTGATTTTTATCTGATAACATCATAAGTTATATTTATCATTGATTCAACAGTTCTTTGTATGCATCTGCGAATGCTACAATTTTATTTGATCTTATAATTTTCAGCTTTCCATTTTCATCATTTTTACTCTCTTCATATTGTCTGTAGCTTTCATACAAATCTTTATTACCTTCTGTCTTATCAACCAACACAGAATAAGAAGAGATATAATCCCCATCATTATTGATATAATTTTTAGGCGCTAGAGATGCAATCGGCGACATATCATAAACGGTAAAAGTAAGACTATCGAATAAAACTTCTAATTCAGTTGAACCAAGAGTAGATCCTAACTCAATGTCCGCGACTATACGTGGATTGTATTTTCTCATCCAAGGTTCAAATACTGTATGAAGCCAATTATATTTTTCGGTCTGTTCTCCTTCGTATTCCAATTTAAATGATTTTTTATTGTCTATAAGAACGCCAGCATTTTCAAACCACAACTGAAAATTATTTTTATCGAAGAGATATGGCTTGAACAATCCGGTAGAACCTAGATCAACACGAATATTTTCATCATTAAATAAATCTAGTCCATCTATATTGTTGAGACTACCGTCATCACCAATATATCCCTCAAATGAACCATTAGAAAATTTTTGTTTAGCTTCTAAAGTTATAACAGAATACTTATCATATTTTGTTTTAATATAATTATCAAGTTGTCGATAAGATTTTGGCCACGCTTTCAATCCATCTTTGAGATGGTCGTTTGTGATGAAAAAAGTCCAATAGTATTGGTCATCTCCATATAATTTCTTAGATACCTGATCGGGTCTTTCTCCATCTTTGACTTCATAATACGTATATGTTATGACATCATCGATCATAAACTCCCGCACGTCTACATTACGATATATGTCGATTATTTCATTTTCGACACCATTGTTTAATAAATCGTAATCAACCTTTGGAAATTGTGAGAAGAAGGACATATACTCTATTTATATTAATTGAGGAAGATATTCGGCGCGGTTGTTATTTGATTTCCACCATAAGATTCTGTCACGGCCCCACCAGTAGTCTGTTTTAGAGTTGATCCGATATTCTCTTCATAACTACCTCCAACATTGGTAACTACATTTCCGTCAACCTGAATGTTCCAATTACCTTTAATATAGGTCGAACAATTTGCATCAACGGTAAGATTGCAATTTCCAATTACATTTACATTTTGATCTTTAACAACTATCTTAAATTCATTTCCAACAATAGTGGTTGTCTCATCACCCGTTGGTGTTATTTCGTGATATGTACCTGTCCTATGGATAGTAGAGATTCTTTCTTGTCCTGGTGTTACATCAAACTCAACAATGTGTGAATCTTCTTTGGCATCATCAGCTTTCTCATAAGCAATGACATGATTCTTTGGATATTGAGGCGCAATGACTGAATCGATGTCTGGAAATTTCCAGTTGTTGTTGTGTGCCGCATTTGCTGTCGGAACGCTGTCGTGGGTATCTCTCAATTCTTTTTTCTTTGTATAAGAGAAAGCATTCTTATATGCTTCTTCAAGAGACTTTGCAGCCAGAGGTGTTTCCGCAATATCCAACTTTGATTGTATGGGATATCTTTCGTCTGGATCAGTAAAACCAAGTTGATAATCTACAGTAGAAGACATTGAAGGAATCGAACCCATTACAAGAGGGTCTTGAGCATTCGAACCATCTCTAAAGAATCCAATCACCCAAGAACCTTGAAGTAATCCTGTCGCTGACTGACCAATTTCTGTCATTGATGCGGATGTTACTGGCATCATTACATGAGCCCAAGGTAGATCTTCAGTTGGTATACCCTGGCCCGCTATTTTATCTGAATTATGATAACCAAAACATCTTACACGAACTCTTCCCATTTCTTGAGGATCATTGATGTCTTCAATCACACCAGTAAACCAATATAATAAACCATTACTTATAAAATTTTCTGTATTCATAGATCAATAGAAAAGGAATCTCGTTTTACTCTTACATTACTATAGTGTTCACCGTCTTCAAATATGTGTACAACTGATGTTATGATATAATCTCCACTCAGATGTTTATCATAATAATCATTTTTATTTTCTTTTAAAATCTGCTTTTGAACTTCGGGATCACACGTCTTTGGAAATTTCAGATTAATTTTTCTTCCAGCATTTAATTTAAAATCACCAAATAATTTTATATCATGGTTGAATGTTTCAAAGTTCTCAAGATAACCTTTTGGCTTCCCTTTTGCTGTCTTTCTCATATCATTAAGAGTTTCAAATTCACCATCGTATGCCTGTGAATTGATTGAAATATGTTCAAGATGAGAATCATTTATTTTATCTAGAGTCTTGCCATCAACCTTAAATGTACTGGATAAAGATGATTTACCAAGGTTTTCTTGTATATCTTTATACGTATAAAGTTCTGTTAGATATGTCTTATTAGCAACATCAAGTAATTTATTCGAAGAAGAAAAAGCTCCATCCATCGATTGAAACATTTTACCCAATTTCAAATCGGAAGCCAATTCGAGTATTCTTCTTGCTCTTTGTCTATATTCATCTGATGTCTGTGGTTCTTGATTATAATCTTTACCATCAACATATGATTCATATACAGACGACTGCGTCAGAGTATAGTGTGATGTTAATTGACAGATACCACTTAGTGTTTGGTAGAGATAATACGGAGACTGTTTATTATCAAATGTTTTTGATTTAAGCCATCCACACGCTTTTAACGGATTCATAGTTGGAATGACACCCTTCGCTCTACTTATAGCCTTTTCATCAATGATTAATTCTTCTCCTAAATCATTTTCATAAATCTTTTGTATTGT